GTCTGCCATGCCCACGGGACTAGCAGTCACAGACCACGACCCTGGCGGAGGTGGGAATAAATACTGTAAAGTATAATCATCAGAGCCGCCAATCAAAAACATCACAGAACTGCTAGCATTGGTTCGTACACGCGGAGTAGTATTGTAATCTGACCCTCTTATTTGTACGAAAGCATTGGTAGTCGAAGTAATAAATGGAATATGAAATCCCATAGTTGGGATTATTGACGACGTCATATCTGCCATAACCATAGGAGTCGAATTGTCTAATAACGTAGCACACATAGGCGTAGTAGTCTTGGTAACGGCTTTGACGCGTATTCCCCCTCTACGAAACAAAAACAGACAATTCAACATGTCTAATCCATACTTGGTATTGGATGAACCATAAGCCCACTGGTTCAATGGATTAAAATTATTTGCTGGAGTGTCCACAATATTTGGCCACATAATATGGCACAACTCTTTGTAATCAGTCAACTCTTCACCAACAATAATCTTATTCTGTGCATAACCAGTCATAGAAGAATGTAGTGGCTCAAAAGGTTTCTGAAAATCTCTTCGTGGAAAACTCTCAGGCGTAAAAGTGTAAGACATGTCCCTTGGGACGTAATATCTAACATCTTCCGCAGCAGCAGAGTAACACAACAAGTAAATAGGCGTAGTGGCCGTTGATACTGGTTGAGACCAAGACAACACAGAACACCACAACGCAAAATTGCTCTGTGATGTGGGCACTAATACTGAACTCTCAGGGTAAGCCACAAAAATTTCAGTCTCTGTAGTACCACTAACGTCCACAATTCTATGGTAAGCGTTTTGCCACTCATATGTCGAAGACGTTGCGGATGTACTAGCCAAGTAGAAAACAACTCGCATCGAGTGCATTACAGAACAAGAAAAGTAAATCTTAAACTTATAACCACCAGATCTATATCCAAAAATATTGGACAAATACCCATCATACCCGCTATTTCCACTACGATTCAAATAAGCCACCTCAAAAGGTACTGTGGTAGAAAACAGTGAAACAGCAGCAGCTAACTGTGGGGTGCAAGCAATATACGTCAATGACATCTCATTGCAATCACCCGCAATAACTGGTTCAGTTGCCACAGCATTCTCTGGATCCACACCACCAGATTTCAAATTGGAAATTCCCTTCCCATTGAAATCAGTCTGATAAAAGGAGAGATTAGGAGTGTCAGTTAACGACAACGTACCTGGTTTACTCAAACCAAATTGCCTACCGACCTCCTTAACCAACCTAGTGATTCTAGGAGCAACAACTGAGCCAATAATCGTAGCAGTAGATTCTAGCATACCAGCATAACTACCGGCTAAAGCTTTAGAAACTGCTTCACGCTTACTCTCAGCTGTGAATTCACTAGCTCCAGGTAAAGACGTTGTGTATTGTGGCATAGCTGCTTCAGCATCAACAAATTGTGCTGTCACAAACACTGAAATGGTTTCAGACGTTCCATTAATATTGGCCAAAGGATTGGCAACAATAATGGACATACGACCTATTTCAGCAGCGACAAAATTGTCAACCTGCAACATACGTTGTGGGTGAATAAAAGGAAAATCCATAACAACAGCTTGACTCTGTTCAATGAACAACAATGCATGCTCTCTTCCAGAACGCTCTACTAATGTAGCTGTATTTGAATCAATATTTTGGTTGTATGGATACCAGTCAATTAGTAATGTTCCATAATCAAACTTACTAGCAGACGTCCTCACAGACAACCGAATTCCAGCTCGAAAATACTTGTACTGTGACACCATGTTCGAAACGAACAAAATCTGGAACAAGCAATCTGGAAAAGACAATGCACCTACCAATGTATTTCTAGCATTAGCTGATGAAACAGAGAAGTTGCCAACCAGATACTCTCTCGAAAAATTTCCATCTAACTTATACGTCTCCATATTAAACGACCTATGGACCAAGTCCATAATTGTAGATTGTGGTGGCGCATAATCAATAGGATTCACGTCAGCCATATCTCCAATTCTGTCTGTCTGAGTGATATCTCCCTCATTCAAACCTCTACCTGTTTTATCCTCATTACGAGTCTCATTAACCATATCAGCAAAATTACCTCCAACAAGTTTTATGTCCTTCGACTGAGCTTCGAATAAATATTCTCCTTGAAAAGGATCATGGAAAAGCTCTTCATCATTCCATGGATTTGATTGGGAATAGAATCTAAAATTGACTCTCTTCCCAGTGGTGTACATGGCATCATAATAATACCAGTATGATTGTGACTGCAACTGAATCGTATCAAACAAATCAGGAGCAGCAATCTTCACTGCTTCTAAATAACCCTTCTTAATAGCATTAAAGTGCTCTTCTGAAAAGTGAGAAGCCTCAATCATCAAAGATTGCGAAGTAGACAAGAGAATAATATCTTCTCTCTCTCCACACCACCAATATGGCGACTCTAGCACCACTCTCTCAGATAACGGGGCTCGTATAACTGAATTATCAGGTACGAACGATCTACCCAAGTATGAAATAGTATATATTGTATCAACCACGTCGGTATCTTTCTTAGACCAATGTGTATACTCCATCCCAAATCTATTCCAAATATAAATAGATAACATACTGGTTGTAATTCCTGGAATTCCCAACCTCGCAATATTATCATCTCCGTACACTGACATGTCGAACTGATCCTCTCTAAGATTCAAATCTCTAGTGAATGTATCAAACAACAGTAAACATAAACAAATGGAATTTAATATGGACGTAAAAGGATTCCCAGAAGGATTACCCTTTGTCAATCTATAGATAAACTCATAAAGAATATGATACGAAGAAAAAATGTGTTCAACAAGTAATTCTCTGACTCGAGCATTTACTGGACCATCATTATAGTATTTATTGACACACTCACAGGCTTTCTTTATTAGCGACTTACGTAAGGAACCATCATAGTTAACGAAATCACCAGATAAAATAGATTCATTCTCAGCTTTCATCCTATTGTGTAAAATGGTCCAATCCAACGAATGTGGATTAATACCTACTGCTATAGGGTGAGTAGCTGATTTCGCCTGTATAGACATAGCGAAGTCTAAGAAATACATTCTCATTAAGATCAAGAAATGTAGAGGACAAGCTGAAAACAGGCGAGTTTTGCCTGCTTCCACCTTTTCGACACTCCTTGTTTCTACTTTGAGCATATCAGCATAGACGACTTCAATTTGTACTCCCTTCCTAAGTTTATCATTACATTCCTCAACGTATTGCAAAAACTCTGGTTGATACTCCATTCTATCTCCGCTCTTCACAATATAAGGCGCTTTGCCTTTTGTGCGCTTCAGATTATAAGGCCAACCAGGCGATGTACTCCACCTGATAGCGGGTGTACCCTTCTCAGGTTCTCCATTAAGCGCTTGGTCAAAAGTTAATACTCGACCACCATCACTTGGATACAAATTTGAGAACCAACTCATAGCTCTATCAGATATATCAATCTCTGGTTCCGGCTCTTGCTTCAACTTTTTAAGCGCCAACTCTAAAGGGTTAACTACGACACCTTCCTTAGTAGTGAACTCTCTAAGCCTAGACGGAATCTTCTCCGGTTCACCAGCCCACCCAAACATCCGCGACGGCACAATATTATTATGCAACGGGGGATAGTGGGCCATACTGTCAACAACAACACGATCGACAACCAAGGGAAACTTAAGACTCTCAGGTTGAAAGTGAGACACACAATCTGCAATCAAGCCATCAAAACTTTCCTTGCTAAACGGAATAGAAATCCCATAGCTTTGTTCTTTAAGTCGATGTTTATTTTGACCAACGTGCATACCACACAAATATGGTCTCCCTTGCTCACCCTCAACGACCAACATAGCACCTGAAACACCTCGCGTAGTTTCTCCAAAATACGACAATGGTGATTGTACTACATAATTTATTCCAGAAACAGTATAATTCTGAACTCTTGAGTCAGGCGCCCTGTTCACTGGAATAACATGTGGAGTAAGATCACTAGTAATAGTGACCAAATTCATCGCCATCCCAACCTTAATGTCAGGTGTATTTTGTTCACTAACTACATAATCATAAGCAGATTTTGGAATATTTGCAGCACACGCCTGTCCTGGATGCTCCAAATGTTCTTTACAAATGGGCAACTGGAACATTACTATGTCCTCACCAGTAGCTTTAATCATCCTCGTGGGAATTTTGTACGTATAAGTACCACAATGCCACGAAAGTCTAAATGAACAGTCATCATGAACATAGGCCATCACTCCGTGTGCTGTACACACTATGAGCCCATCTTTCAAATGGAAACACACAGAAGTATCACACACTTCTCCATACGGAGTTAAAACCTCTAACAACATAACACACTTGGACAAAGTCAACACTAACGACTTATGAAAGTTGTCAGCAGATGAATGAGGTCTAAACGTAGTACGAGCAGACTCAAAAACCTTAGCTTTCTTGCCCTTAGGTTTTCCAGTACGATGCTGATAAACATCTCGTTTCTCGGATGACTCCACTGCTACCTTGCTCTTATTAGCCCACTTATACAAAGAGTACAATCCGTAGGCTGAAGCCATAGTACCAGTTAGAACAATGAAACCATTGAACAATGTAGTCATATCGCTCTGCTTAACATTGTAAATCAATCTACAATAGCTCGCAACGTATTGTTGTATATCTACCGACAAACTTTGAGGTTCGAAAACCAAACGCAACTTGTCTTTACCATACAAAAACGACTTAAATCTTTCCAATTGTACCTGTCTTGCAATATGGATTGCACGAGATATTTCCACCATAGTGAACCACTTACCTTCCATAGACTTATCAAACATGAATACATCAACACGAAACTTTTGTTCGTGAATCCTCTGTCCTTGTTCAAACAATGCCTCTTTGTGGAGCACTACATGTACTCTTCTCCAAAAAGCGCCATTATCTTCTAGACCTGCTACCAAATTACACAATTCCACACCATTGTTTGCAACATTGGTAGTCATTATAACATATGATGAATTTAACCCAATTTTACCTTTTAATTTACATTCAGCCATATTCAATGCATATAAAGCAGTATTCACGGCACTAATAATAGTTCCAGCAGCTTGAACTCTAATCAAAGGTTCAATCTCCTTAAAAATATCATCACACACGGTAAACTTTTGTTGACAATAGCCATCCCAAAATGCACTATCTGTCTTCATAACGTAGACCTTGGACATATCATATTCCTCACCATTCAAATAGCACAACGCCTCCTGAAGAAAAGTACTGGCTGCAGTCTTACCAACAGCAGGCTTCCCTGTAAACATTATACATAATGGTTCAGCTCGGTGTCTAATGCCTGTTATATACGCAGCAGCCTTTGTAGCCATACGCTCAAGCACAACAAGTCTCTTAGAGAAATTAACTTTGAGAACCATGGTTATGGTTTCTATTCTAACATCTCTAGAGATCTCAAGAGCTGCAGTATGTTGTTTGACAACTTTAGCACACAACTCAAGATCTATGACCAATGTCGACTCAATAAGAACTGTATTGTCTACAAATTCTATAATGGCAACCATTTCCTTAGTGTATTTAACAAACACAGGATCAAAAGGATCATAATCAAACAACTGTCTTCCAATGTACGAAGTGATACCCTTAATCATAGAAAAACTATCAGTCCAAAATCGCTTGGTATTAGCAAAAAATTGCAACTTTGTACTCGCATCTCTCATTTCAGCTAATGACATTTTGGACCCACTGTACGAACTAAGAATAGTAAGAAAAGGAGCCATAAAATCAAACGGGTCAGATTCAGCATCAAATATCGGTTCATCCTCATGAGGAACCAAATGATCATAACTCAGTCCTTGATCGTTGCATTCTAAAATCTTATCAAACTGTTCTGAAGAAACCTTACACATTCGTCCCTTAAGAGTAACATACAAATCGTTTGTCTTCTGAAACACAAGCTGTCCCTTGTCATACAAGCACGACAAAATGTCTTGAATTTTCTCTGGATGTAAAATAATAAAGTCAGAGGCTCGACTAGCCAAAGCTTCCAAATCACCTTCCATAAAATGCACTATACAATGAATCAAGACCTTAATGTCCATAGCGAACACCTTATATTCTGGCTTGATAACACGATACATATCATGTATATCATCGAAAACAGAATTAACCGCAGCAACATTGTTGGTAGCTGTTTTAACAGAAACATCCAACTTATCCATAGTAGCAAACAACTTCAAGGCATATTCGTTAGCAGTGGGTCTCAAGTTCTCCCACCACGGTTTCAACAACTGATAATAAACACAAGCTAAAAATAAAGAGAACACCGTTGTATTAATACACAACGAAACAACCAAACTCTCTGGTTGAAATTCAAATTCTCTATTCATTAACTTATTATCACGAGCTTTAGAACGAACTAACTTCTTAGACTTCCGCTTTCCTTTAACGATGGACACTATCTCAACATCGTGATTCACAGCCCTAGTAATATCACTACTCCTAGTGTTATAAATATGGTCAACTATAGTTTTCTTATCTTCACCATTAACGAATCGTTCCTGGATTTCAACTGATCTCATCAAACCTTTAAAAGCGTCTATACGTTTTTGTTTGAAAGTTTTCCTCTCTGTTTCAGACAACTTGGACAACTCATAGTAATCTGAAGCGAACTTCAGAATGCTACTCCTCAACTCCAGCAATAGTTCCTTAAATAGAGCGATATACTCAACATCATTGTTAACTTGGAAATACATCCACTTAGGACTAATATAGGGGACAAACCAAGACAATTTTCCATAATCTGGCTCTTTCTCTCCCTTTTTCCAAATATAGCATCTCTCTTCAAAGATCTCTAACAGTGCTTCTTTGGTGCACAGTTGAGAAACCTGTTGTTTGCATATAGACTTGATCTTTTGCATACCCAACATCTTTCCTTTAACCGAGCACTTGTCCACTACACTATACAAACAATTTTTATCAAAAACATTTTCCAACAAAGGGGCTTTAACCTTTCCTTTATTGGTCTTTGAACCGATAAAATGTTTATCGTTAATCTCAGGGAACTTGACTACTGGATGAACTTCATGCTTAACATGATCTGGGACATCAAAATGCCTTAGTTCATCAACAACACACGGGACCGCTGTCTGGTAAGTAACCAGAAAATCCTTCAAGTTATGAATACCTTCATCAGATAAATTCCATCTATACTTTATACCATTAAGTACACGTTTGAAGTTTTTAAAAACCTCTTCCTGCTCATCACTGACGAACTTGGAAGGGTTGTAATTGGTATAAGAACCAATAACTTCATGTACTTTCTCAAAAGTTAAAGTTATCAAGAAATTATTTAATAAGGCTCCTCTATAAAAAGGATCATCAAAAACTAATCCTTTAGGAGGAATCCAATCAACACTAGCTCTCTTTGGAGCAAATACAACTGGTTCAACATCCAACAAATTCGTTGTAAGTTGAGTTGCCATAACCCCTTGACTGACTTTGATACGAGATTTTTTAGAAGTTTTACTACTTCTAGTGCCCTTACGAACAACTTCCTTACAAAATCTAGCAACTTTAGCATTCCTAATATCGCTTCTTTCTTGTGCATCCAAACGGCATACACATTCTAACAATCCACACTTACGACACTGAGCTTTGCGACTCTGAGTCTCAAAAGCATAGCAAGTACAACAAACTTTACCACAATCGGTACACTCCAAAGGAGGTGGACCATCTGGTCTATCATATGCACCATGTAAATCACTACACTCACATTCACCAATCTTCTTTTCACACCCTAAACAATACTTACATCTATGTTGACACACAGGCTTATTAACTAATAACTCACCACAACACTCGCAACACAAAAACCAGTCCGGTTGCTTGCTAGCTTCTTCTCTATTCGAAAGCTTCCTATTATTACAAATTACCTTCCAATTTCTAAGATCACGCTTATTTTTATTTTGTTTTGGTGTTACATCTTGTAACTTTAACCCAAAGAAGGGCAACACATAATGTACACAAAATGATACAATTTCACCAATCAGAACAATCCAACCACCAACACGCACAAATTTGCTTACAACACTAAAAACTACATTATTACTACATCGACCAAACCTCATAAACAAATATACAAAGCATAAATAATGGTACACTCTCTTAACCAACACTAAGATAGCACAAAAGAGCACCACTAATTCACCAACAATCTCCCAGCCTGCCACAATCCACTTAGGCAACACACGCCTAACTACACTCCACACATTGGTAATAACGCCAACAGAACCTACAATAAGTGTTTTAACGTCTACACTCAAGAACAAGTAGAATTCATTTTCACAAATCGTCTGAATAAAAATTATTCTCAGACAACAGTGAGTAGAAACGTGTGCAAACTTGGTTGTTAATCCAAGTACTCTACTGAGCACACGCCTACTTCCCCTCTCCTCAAAACTTTGGTAGAAAGTTAATCTTACAATGGCCAAACTAATAACGAGCAACAAAATCACTTCAAATGACAAAACTACAACAGTAGACAAGGCCACAAAATAAGTAACAATGAGCAATATAATAATTTTACTATAAGATATTTGAAAATACACAACTTCAAAGGCCAGATTCGGGAGTGTATACTCTATTAACAATAGTACAACAGTACAACATGTTAAGATTCGACACTCCACAACTAC